GAGCAGCCTCCCGTGGGGTCTCCGGCGATGTTCCAGGAGATGATGGCTGCGCAGCAGGGGATTAAGCAGGTTTTGGGGATATTCTCCGCCTCTTTGGGCGATTCTGGGCCTGAGAAGTCTGGTAGAGCAATCCTCGCACGGCAAGCTGAGGGTGACAACGCGACTTTTCATTTCGTAGATAACCTTTCAACGGCGATAAGGCATGTTGGGAGAGTATTGGTTGATATTATTCCTGTCGTTTATAGCGGGCCGAGAATTATCAGGGTGCTGGGGGAGGATGAAACGTCTAAGAATGTTCCTGTAAACCAACCCTTTGCGTTGGATGGCAAAGACCCGGTTCCTGCGAAAGGGACTATGGCTGACAAGATCGCCGGGATTTACCGCCTTGATACTGGAAAATATGACGTTTCTGTAAGTGTCGGTCCATCATATGGAACGAAAAGACAAGAGGATGCAAATTCCTTAATTGAGATTATCAAGGCCATTCCTGAATTTGGAAAAATCTCGATTGATCGACTGGCTAAATATATGGATTGGCCGGATGCGGATGTTTTATCTGAAAGAGCGAAAATGCTCCTTCCTCCTGAAATGCGGGATGAGGATGAAAACGCCCCGTTAATGGCGGCACAACAAATGATCCAAGCCCTTGAGCAACAGTTGATACAAATGGATGCGGCTTTGCAGGACAAGAAAGCCGAGGAAACGCTAAAACGAGAAATCGAATTGGCGAAAATCGCGCTTGAAGAGCAAAAAATACAGATTGACAGATCAAAGGCTGAAGCTGAGATAAACAAACAAATCCCCGCCCAGGCCATGTATGATATTGCTGCGGCTCTCGCCTCGCTTGATGAGAGGATTCAAGACGCATCAATCGCCATTGATATAATTACTAGTGAAAATCAAGAAGAAATTCCCGCCGGGAATGGGGTGCCTTCCGAAGCCCCGCAAGAAGAGCCGCCCAGAGGCGGTTTTTTCTCGCGCATGTTCGGTCGCTAAACTCAGGAGAATTAAATGACTGACGAACCTACTCAGGCGGAAGAGCCTGTGCAAAATGCTGTTCAATCCGAGCAGGTGTCCGAGCCATCAAAGGACATTAAAGAAGATGATGCGCCCGCTGAAGAAGGCAGTGATGCCAAGGCGGATAAGCCCAAAGAGCCTGACGAGATTGAGCGCGTAAAGCAATCTTCGCAAAAGCGCATTAATCAGATGCGGGCCAAAATGGGAGAATACGAGCGCCGAATGCAGGAGCTTGACGCCATTGTTGCTGATTTCAAAAAGCAACAAGGCCCAAAAGCCCCGAATGAGAATGATTTCGAGACGGTCGAGGAGTACCATAAGGCTTTAGGCAGGTTCGAAGCAGAGCAAGAAATTGCCGAAAAGCAGAGTAAAGAACAGGCAGAAAAGAAGGATCGGGCAAACAGAGAAAGACAGGAAAAGGCTCAGAAAATATTTGATGAGCGCGTTTCCAAGTTTAAATCTGAAAACCCAGACTTTGATGATGCGGCAGGCGAGACATTTTTAATTCTTGAATCCGACAATAGCGCAACTTCAAAAACGCTAGCCTCGGCTTTTCTTGAATTAGAAAACGGCCACGCTCTTCTTTATCACCTTGGTAAGAACCCCGATCAACTTGAAGAAATCCTATCAAAACCTCCGGTTTCCGCAATTTACGAATTGGCGAAAATCGAACTTTCGGACGCACCAAAAAGAAAAGCGCCCCTTGATCCTGTAAGGCCGATCAAACCCCGCAGCAGCGGAAATCAGCCTGAAACGGCTCTCTCTGGCAGAGAGTTAAGGAAAAAGTACGGCATGTTGTAACCACTTTTTATTGGAGAAAACTAATGGCTGACGTAATTAAAACGGTGAAAGAAAACACCAAAAAACTTCTAAAAATCGGAGCCGATGAATTAATGGATCAAATCCATTTCTTCCGCGAGGCCGAGAAGATTGAGGAATCCGCATTTAAGCCTGACGCTACGGGCCATTCCCCTGGCGATACGGTTTCGGTTCGCATTCCGACAAACTGGACTGTTCAAGAAGATGATTTTGACATCACTTCTGTAATTCAGGATGTTAAGGAAAGATCGGTTGATCTTACGCTTGATATGAGCGCAACGATTCCTTTCGATCTCGACACAAGTCAACTTGCTCATGATATTGACGTTGCGAAGGTTTACGAGCGGTTTATTCAACCCGCTATCTATGACCTTGCTTCTAATGTCGAGAGCCGGTTTATCACCAAAGCCACTCAGTATGTAGGAAACACAGTCGGGACCGCCGGTTCAACGATTGTTGACCCGGATACGGTAATGGCTGGCGGCGAATTGATGGATGAATTTCTTGCCCCGCAAATGGGTAGAAAATTCCTCATGGATTCCGCTGCTATGCGTTCTGCGGTCAATGCCAATAAGAACCTGTTTACATTCTCGAAAGAGGAAAGAAACAGCGCGTCTTTGGGCAATGCGTGGGATTTCGAGTGGATGAAAAACCAGTTGATTTACCGCCACACGAACGGAAACGATGTTTCTGGTATTGCGGTTGAAGCTGATGTGGTTACCCCCGCAACAGGCATGACTACTCTGGGTGTTGATGGTTTGACAACGACCACGGGAACTTTGACAAAAGGAACCGTGTTTACCATTGACGGCGTTTACTCTGTTCACCCTCAAACTAAAGTTAGCACTGGCGTTCTGAAGCAATTCAGCCATGTCGGCGCGAATCTGACGGCGAATGGTTCAGGACAGGTGACGATCACGCTCAATGAGCCGATTTATTCTTCGGCTTCCGGCTCGCTGCAAAACGTGTCTGCTCTTCCGGCGGATGAGGCGGCGATCACTATCTTTGGTTCTGCTTCCACGACTTATAAGCATTCCCTAATGTTTCATAAAAAAGCATTCCGGGTTTGCTCGGTTCCCCTTGTGATGCCAACAAAGGCAGAGCTTGCGGAACAGGTCACAGAGCAGGGAATCAGCATTGCCCTCGTTAGAGACTGGGATCAGCTTACTCGTAAGATGGTCACCCGCCTTGACTTCCTGGGTGGCCTGGTTGCGGTTCGTCCGACCCATGCTTGCCGCGTTTCCAACTAGGAGGAATGAACAATGGCTGTAACTACACTAGCGGGTAACGCCGCTGTATGTTCGGTTGTTGCTGTAACGTGGTCACCTTCACAGGTGGCCACGGTTACGGCTCCGGCCCAGACGGTAACGGTTCCCGGCGCAAAAGTTGGGGATGTCGTTATTGTCACCCCGCCCGGGCAAACGGCTGGCGTGACGATTGGTAGTGCTTATGTAAGCGCGGCCAATACGGTTTCTGTGCAATTTGTGAATCCTACTGCGGGCGGCGTTACGCCCGCTGCTGGCATTCATAAATTCACGATTATCCGTCACGAGGGACTAGTTGGCGCAACAAGAGTAACAACTTAAAGGAGAAATATAATGGCACGTAAGAAAGAAGACCTCCCCGTTGAGGAGATGAATGAAGAACTGGAAGCATTGAAACAGGAAAATGAAGCCCTTCTAAAGAAGGTTATTCGCCCACCTGTTTATAAGGAAGATGCCGTTTACATCAAGCCAAACGGGGATAGTTTTGACGTTAAATACGTTAATGAAAATTATCCTGAGCGTGTTAAGGCTGTCATTGCGGCTGGGTTTCTCCCAGAAGCGCAGGCCAAAAAGGCTAAATAATGACAACAGCGCGTGATCTGATTAGAAGATCGGCGCAACTCATTGGCGTCGTTGGTCAGGATGAGGAATTATCCGCGTCCGAAGCTAACGACGCCCTTGAGGCTTTGAATGAAATGCTTGATTCGTGGTCGATCATGGGATCTCCAATATATCAGGAAACCCGCGAGGCGTTTTCCCTTGTATCTGGTCAGGCGAGCTACACAATAGGCTCTGGGGGGAATTTTAATACAGTCCGCCCAATTAGAATTATATCCGCGTTTGTTATTGTTGAGGGGAGTTCTTGGCCATTGGATATTATGGATCAGGTCGAGTATTCACAAATCACTCGAAAAGCACTGGGCGGAGAGTATCCTGATTATCTTTATTATGATGGTAATTACCCACTTGGTAATATATTTGTCTACCCTGTTCCACAAGGGACACATAGCCTTAATCTATATTCTGAAAAGCCGATAGTCGGCCCAGCTACTTTGGACACGGTTTTATCGTTTCCACCGGGATATAAGAGGGCGTTTAGATTCAATCTAGCGGTTGAAATGTCTTCTGAATACGGG